TTGGTTGAATAGAAGCGGCTAATGCTGTATTCTGAAACGTAGACGAAGTAGTCGATGCTCCAGTAGATGTTGTTGCTTGAACAGGAGCTTGGAAACCGTAATAAATCTGACCAAAAGCAGCCGCGTCTGTTGAGGCTGTCCCATTAGCAAGTCCTGTTATCTTATTGGAACCCATAGCAAGATTAGCTCCCATTGTAGGACTACCTTTGCTAAGAATCACAGTGCAATCTGCCCCTGGATCTGGAATTGTAGCTACCCTGGAAGAAGCAGGAGCTGTTGAGCTAATGGTAAGGGTAGTACTAGAGCCTAAAACAAGTTGATTTGTAGTAGGTTTTAATGTTAGTTGTCCTCCAGAACCTATGGAAGCTTTAATCACAGAATTGTTCTTAAAATCAGCTATATCTTGAGATCCAGATGAGCAATCAGCAATCAAAGGGACAGAAGTAGCATGTAAAGAAGATACTTGTCCCCAATTAGTTACTGCTGTGTTAAGATTATTTAACACAGTAACAATATTGCCTATTTCAGCTTCTACTTGCGAGCCGTAAGCAACAGTCCCATCCACAAATGTGTATGTTCTAAGGAACAAATTAGCCATATTAAATAAATCCTTGACTTTTCATTAAATTCGTGTTATATTGAATGTATGAGATACTTATTAATTACTTCAATTACACTAATATCATTATGTGTTGCGGGATGCAGTAAAGAAGATAAACATAATGAACCAGGATCTTTCTTTCCTTCTTACCCTTGCATTAGATGTACTGACGGGACACTGTATTGCTCAGATGTTATTAAACAAAATTGTTAATATTTCAATTCTATCGCTTGTAATGAATAATAACTTACAGAAGTACTAGTACCAGCACTTACGTTATAAATTAGTTGATAGGTATATGTTCCGGCCACGGGCGCGTCTACAATCATAACGGGCAATGTGCTTACTCTTGTTGGAGTTCCATTTTCTGCAACTTGACTAATATTTAAGCGAGATACCCATCCAGCAGAAGGATCTGTATCGGTACTTTTTTTAATTCCTACTATAATATCCCAATCGTATCCAGTACCCGCTAAAGCCGCTTGCCCTGACATAGTTAAACTACCTAACAATAAAACTTTTCCTCCGGTAGTAGTAATAGATTTAGAGGTAGCCGTTGTCCAGGTTAGGCTTAATGTCCCTGATACACTACTTTGAGTTTGTGTAAGATCTCCAGTAGATAGAGATAATTTACCTATTGTAATAGTAGAATTACTTATAGAAGCACCAGCAATAGGATAAGAAATAGCATCGCCGGATGTGGTTGGAGTTCCTAAATTTGTTATCTTATGTCCTCCAGCATTAATATCAGTTTGAGGAAGCAATGTAGTAACTTTCACATTAGTCCAAGTTGTTCCTGCCTGATCCAAGCTGTTTAAGCAATTAACAATATTAGCAATTTCAGAATCTACTTGAGACCCGTAAGCCGTAGTACCATCGGTGAAGGTATAAGTTCTAGTAAGAAGGCTCATGTTTGACTCACTCCTAATGGTTTACCGCACAAAGAAAATCCTTCTAAGGATAGGGTACTGCCTAATGTTGAATTTGAAATTTTAACCCTAAGAGTTTTAGCATCCATATTTATTTCTTTTTGGAGTGTTGCTAACCCGCTTTTCGCCCATAACGAAGTACCCCATGTCATAGTACCACCGCTACCTGTAGTTCCCCAGGTCGTTTGTATTTTTGCTAAAGCTACGTTGGAAAGAGTAACGGAAGGTAAATCTTCGCCGTCCTTATAAAAATTCAAAGTAATATAATGAGTACTATCGTTAGTTGCCCCTTTCATCTCTATCCAATTCCAATTCGAATTGATCGTAGGAGAACCATTATAAGCATCTCCATGGACTACATAGGAACTTATAGCAGTACCATTATCATCTGTTCCTGAATCCTGGTTATAGACAGTACCTGCATAATCTCCGGTATAAATTTGCCATTGTCCATTGCTTTTTTCAAATAAAGTACCAGATAAAAAGTTTGTAGCAAAAGAATGCCTATGCCAAGCAAATCCTACCGTATAGTCCATTACCCAACAGGTATCCAATAAACTTGAATTACTACTCATAAATACCCATATTTGATTCCTGGCAGGATAATTTACTGCCCAGGTATATGGTAATTGGGTATTATCCATATTAGAAAGAGTAGTAATAGTTGTATCACGACTCTTCTGGATTGGATAACCCACTTGAACTGTGGTAGTGCCATCAAAAATACGAGGAGTACCAAATTGATCTACAAAAAATACCAATTCAATACCAGATTGTCTTTTATTGGTAATTGGGGTGGTAAATTTCACTATAGAACGATGCGATTGTGTACCTACCCTAGGAACAATGGGCACAGGGTAGTTAGAGAAGGGAAAAATAGTGCCTGAACTATTTACCTGGGTAGGCTGGAATGTAATCAAGTAGATTCCATGCCGTTTAAAGGCGTAAAGATTACCGTTATAAGAGACAGCTCCTCTTAAATCTCCGGCTGTTTTAGTGGCAACATCAATAAAATTATTTGATCCTAAAGAAGTAAAACTATTGGGGGCATTAATATCTGAAAAACGAAATCGATCATACTTACGTGTAGCAGATTCCACAGTTTGGCCATAAAACATGTAACCAATATGTTCTACACAAAACATAGCCGAAGTAAAAGCCGGAGATCCTGCTAAAGTGGCTACAGTTAAAGCATTATCCATTTGAATTGTGGTATCTGTATCATTGCAAGCTACCATAATATCGTTTAACATTCCAAATGAATATGTAACCGTATTTCCAGCAGATAAAGTTACGCCGTTAGTACGATCCGTCCATGTGCCATTCAAATTTGAAGGCATAGAATAAATTTTAGTTCCGGCAACCAATACCCCTATATTTCCGGTAGTGTATCGAGGCATATGTAGTCCATTGCAAGCACTCGCACTAACTGGAGAAGAATTGAGAGTAGAATATCCATTTCTCCAAGAATAGCCTCCGACGGGAAACATGTTTATATTCAACGCGTCCCTAAATTTGCCTGGACCGAGCATAACCGATGAGGATATAGTATCTACCCCATCTACACTATTAAAATAATCTACAGGAGGACTAGAGATTTCAGCCATTAACGGTATCCAAACCTGGAATCAAAAATAGGTTGGTAGTTGGTTTGAGGAAGAATTTCAGTATCTTGACTTTGTGCTTCAAGCCACATCTTTTCAGACTTCGTATATAAAGAATCTTCTCTTTGATCTGGAGAACTAGAAGCTTCTCTCCATACAGCAGATTCAATCACAGCATTAGAAAATCTCATCAATAGTTCGTTAGTATCTGAATCATTGACTAATGGATTGTATCGTCTAAGTCCTTTCGCAAAAGCTACGTAAGCTTTATCGGGACAAGGTTGAAATCGCACAATGGTTTGAAATTGACGTGCTGCAGTATAAGACGCTCCGCTAGGGGAAGTCGTAAGGAAATTATAAAGAGTCAGGGATGTATCAGATTGAACACTCCAAACTCTATAGGTATTGCTATCTCCTGTGATACCGGATATTTCGTCTCCAGGCAGAATATTTGTAAGCCATGCCGTACCCGATCCGGTAATAGTATTCGTACCAGAAGTCCCTGTAATTGTTCCGGTGCTGTAAGTAGTTTTAGTGTAATCCTGAGTATATAGGGAAACTCCGTAGGGAACTCCTGCAGAAAGAGGAGGTTGAAAATATCCGTCTTGTATTAATTGATGCTGAATTTCTAAGGGGCGAGAATCAATTGTGATTTTAACTCTTCCAAGATCTGAAAGATCCATAGGAAGATCATAATCAGTAGGGCAAAGTTGGTAAGTTTTAGAGCTACCCGTGGTTCCTTGATAGGCAGGTTCAATGGTTACATTTGCAGTAGATGTTACTTTAATAATTCTATACCAAGATTGAGTACTATCAGCAGTAAATCTAAGCCATTGCCCTAGATGTACAGCCGAAATAAACGGAGTATCAGAAGCAGTAACAGTTTGTGATCCATTCGTTGCGGTAAGAGTAGATCCTGCCACTTGAGGTGATAGAACAAGTGGATACTCTCTCCAACGAAACGACCAAGCATAACCAAACCATTTTTCTTGACAAGCATCATTAATGTGATTTTTAATACGTGCAGTTACCGTACTATCGTTCACATTTTTATTCATACGATTACAAACGCGAGTTACAATTTGCGTAAAAGTCATCATAACTACAACCGCCTAGTACTTATAAATTATTGTTACACCATTAGAATTAACTGTAGTGGCGTAATAGATACCTCTCATAGGAACATCTCGGAAGTCGTAATATCCAATATTCGTAAGAGAGATATTAGCTACGAGATTTGCGGTTGTAAAGGTAGAACTATAAATCTTTAACAATCCGCCCGTTGTAGGACTACTAACAATTACCGCGCTCAGTGTAGTGGGTATTGTATTCGTCGAAGTTACGGATCGAATAAGAGCTGTATCGTTCGTTGCTGTAAAGGACGAATAACTTATTTTGTCTGTGGCATATGCAAAAGTGGCTAAGTTAAAAGCCATCAATGCTAGTATTGATTTTTTCATTAATTATCACCTTTTAGTTTATACACCGGAAAGAAAAGTGTATTAGTACCGTCTTTGAATTGTCCCATACCTGTTATTTCAAATTCCTGCCCTTCCATCACATAATGGCGTAAATAATGGCGAACAAGTATTACATCTGCTACCGATAAAATTCCCATCAGCATCATTACACATATATAAAGCTCTGTTCTTTGTTGTTTATTCATAATTTTAAATTGTGCCTGGGGCAGTCTTTTGAACTGGAGCCCAGGACTTTTAACTACATTGAACGAATAACTACTTAGCTTCCGTAAACAACAACACCGGAATCGGTACGGAAACAACCAGTACCATAAACCATGTTGGATACATAAACATCCTGCAACCACGAAACTTCGTGATCCATATCAATCTTGATCGGTTGAGCAATCGCGTAGGCGAAAGCTTCTTTATGAAGAACCAAGTTAACTTCGGAACCTGAAGCAGTGGTAGGAACATTTTGCGACATGTAGACAGGAACTCCTGCGAGACGGGGAAATTCGCCCGTTTCTTTAGGAAAGCTATTGCCCCAATCACGAGACGTAATGGTGTTATTTTTAATGAAACGCCAGAACGTTTTCGGACCGAGAATAATAGCTCTTTCGTCGCGGGGAACTGAGTTAGAATCTAATTGCCGTAATCCCTCGAAAATATCATCAGGGGAAGCGGGGGTAGATCCATCATCAGTACCAGCTCCAGTTGTAGTAAGTGATGTGTAATTAGCAAGCAAGTCTGTATCGAACTTACGCATAACAGATTCCGTCATTTTATGCTCAAGATTTGTGAGCAAGAATAATTTCGTCTGCGCGGGAAGCGCGAAAGACACAGCTTCGGGATCAATGACCCAGGTTTGCACATTCATCGTGAATACATTTTCTGTTGCTCCGGCAGGAGTAACCTGAGAGAGCGTGGTAAGTGTACGCGTGGTGGCTGTGCGATTTGCTAACTTCGGAACTTTTAGCGTATCTCCGCCTTGATAGGAGAGCATGTCGCTAAGGTCAAAACTATACTGCTTTGCAACCAATTTCTTCTCAAACGCTAATTGAGCGCGTTTGGTCCAGATTGTAGGTACGTAGTTGGCTAAAGAGCCTCCAGTACCTGTTAAACCAGCAGATCCTAATGCCATATTAATAGCCTCCTAATTAGTAAAGGTCTTTTGTGTAAATGACTGTCCAAGCAGGTCGGTTTGTGCCAGCAGCCGTCGGTGCGGTGGAAAGGTTTACAGCAAGGCCGTTTTTGAATCGAGGAAATACATGTACTCCCGTCAGGCCGCTCTGAGATATCGAGTAGAGGACTGTCGAGGAAGTATTTGCCGTCGCGGAGTCACGAATAATAATGGCATCCGTTGTAGCTACACTAGAACCAACGATGTCGAGAATAATTCCCGCACCACTGGTACAAAGTAGAGCCGATGTACCTGTAGAGTTGCTAATATCGCACGTTGAGATTCCGGCATAAACAGAAGGCAATGCTGGCTTTTCAGTTGTGCTGATAGGCGTTGATTGCGCTCCGAAAGCAGAAATACTCAAACCCACCGA